CACTAAACAAACTACTACCCAAAAATTATCCTCTGAGAGACAAAACTGTCAATCCCTTATTAAACAATAACAAGGAATCGACCACTCCGGCTCTCCCTGTCGCCTTTCGGCGTCACCCGCAGTCACACCGCGGATGCCCATGCTAGCTTGATGTCGACGGCTAGCGGTCGTCCAGAACGCTGAAGATGGTCTTCAGCGGCACCCGGTGGAAACAACTCATCCAACACAGCAGAGGGAGTCTTTACCCCCCACTGATCATGGACCTCGTCTCCACGACGAGCACCACTTAGCAACACCTTCAAAAGGGCAGCATGGCCATCCAATGGATCGGATGGTGCCACTGCACGGATGATCCACCCCTTGACTAGAGGGATTTGGTACCGTCCAGCGCGTTCTCTCTCGGCTTGGTAACCGAGAAAGCTGTGCCGCCCTAAGACCGGTGAGGTAGGCAGAACCATCGGGTACCTCTTGAGGAGGCGCCCTATCTGCACATCCAACCACCTGCAAGTCTGCCAGTAGCCAGCTGAGTAACACTGGTTCCTGAAGCTTACAAGTGATATTACACCGGTTGCGTCCTCACGTTGCGTAGGAAATCTTTGACGAAAGCGGACTACTGTTACATCCTCTCCGTCGTAGAAATCCTTGCCACAAGACTCTCTGAACTTTCCAGTCCAGAATGACTTGTGTGAGTTTACCTTAGCTCCGAAGAGCTCAAGTGCCTCAACAACGTGACGCACACTGTCCACGGGAACGATCAAATCGTCCCCATAAACACGCACCTTACCCCTAAGCTCCCAAAGGAGGTTCGGGGTCAATGGTGTGCCAAGCCCACGTTCAATCCCTACGAGGACGCATGTCAAGAAGACCATGGCCTCTACGGGAAAGCATAGGGCTGAACCCATAGACGCGAACTTGGAGAGGGAAATTACCCCTTCTCCAGGTACGTCGGCCCGTGTGGACCTGCAAGCTTCCACAGCGCTACGCAAGTGCGCGTGGTTGCGAAACAGGTCTTGAACGAGCTGAAGGGAGACACGGTCGGACGCCTCGCTTAAGTCAAGCGTGGCGAGCTCCCCGTGAAGGGAGCCCTCTTTCGCAAGTTCCTGATTTGGAACTTGGTCTGTGAATCCGATAGCACTGCGCAAGAAGTCATCCTCGCGCAGCGCCTCCAAGACCACCGGAAGAACAGCCTGCTGCGTATACTGCATTGCAGCGGGCTCAATCCCGATGATCCTTGGTGTCTTCATCGTCTTAGGAACCGAGATGACCCTCACAGGTCGCTCAGCCCCAGGTTCGACAAAGTCGACGCCATCCAACATCTCCCAGTAGGAGTAGTTAGGAATGAGGTAGTCCGAAGAACTAAAGACTCCCTCGAGGCGCATGGGCCATTCGCGAAGCCGGTACTTTCCGTTTGCACGGTAGCCGTCGGCAGTCGCTCCTGGACCATGTTTGGGGACCATCTCCCCGGCGTAGATCTTGCGATCCATCGCCGTGAAGCAATCCGCAAATACTAAGGAGGCAACCCTCTGGAAGTCTAGCCTGTCGGCCAGACTTCTTTCGGAGTCGCTCCTCGCGACTTCGTACTCACACTGAATATAACCACGCATCGCCTGTCGTTGTCGCTTTTCATTCGCGACAATAAACAGCTTTCCGTACACCATACACAACTGGCGGACGGAACGTATTGCGTCAACGCATGGCGCATCCAGTAGCACACCTGTGCTGCGGTCGAACACACGCTCGAGGAAACCTCCTAAAAAACGGGGGAGCCCTCCCTTCCTGGCGAAGCCAAGAAAGTGATGTCGAGCAACCGCCCCCTCGTCAAGACTTCTCTCGAAGTCCTTAGCGAAGGCGGGAAGGGTGATTGTGAGAAAACTTTCACCCTCGTGTTCCGACCGAACCGCGACGGTATTAATGTCGCGGCTGGCGCTAGTGCAACACCTACTCGCACACTCGTGTGCGAGCTCATTCCAGAGCAACAGCAGGCTTTTCAGTCTGCCTCCTTGATAGGGGGTCGGACATCCTGGCCTGTAGTCGTTGGCGCTCTTCGATCGTCCGGGTGTAACTAATACCCGTTTCCCGTGATTTTCCACAGGAAGATGAAGACGGAGTCATATACTATGACCCATAACGTCATCACGATCACCTGACGAAAGAGCCTATCTTTACTCGGTATGAAGCGCTTATACCGAGCTAGGCCCTGTACAAGGTCACCCCGGAAGGTTCTCGGGGGTAGGCCCTGCTGTCTACGACTCGCCACCCAACAACTTGGTGACGAGCGCGTAGGTACCTGCGTTCGCTTGGGTTGTCAAGCCCTTGTAAACGTCAAGCACCTCAGTCACGCTGAACCCGAACCGCGGGATGTCAAACACGAAGTAGCAGCTCATGCTGCGCTCCACGTTGACGTCCGGCTTGAACTGGTCAGCGGAAACCTTCGTCAGGTTGGCCCGCATCGTGCGGCGAACCCGGGAACCCAGCTGGGTCCCTGCGGTCAGCTGCACCAGTCCCGTCGCGTCGGAATACACTGTCGGCCCACTTCCCACGTAGGTACGTGGGAGCGAGTAGGTCGACGCTCCGATCGTTAGGGACTGAGGGTCAGAAAACGACATAAGACGTGCTCCTCTACTTGGTGTGTTGGCAGTGCAATGCTACCGACCACTCTTGGACATTCCAAGAGCAGCCAAGATCGAGGTTTGGAAGGCAGACAAGCCCTCCCAAGTGGCCCCGAATCCATAGGGGTTAGCTTTCCTGCGCACCTTCGTCTGAGTGACTAGGGTTAGCGGGGCAGCCGAGACGGGGTTCCCACCTTGTTGGTAGGTACCCCCCTCGAGCGTATAGGTGTCCGTGACGGTAGTACTTTCCATCACGTAACCATAACGCATCACTTGACCGTCGATTTCAAAGCTCTGAACGTTGGTAAGAACATCACCCGCGTTCGAGAACCAGTCAACGGCCCAGCTCCAGGGTGCAAGATTCCAGAGACTATCTGGATTAAGGTCCAGCCCGCTAAGCTTAGCGAGTAGGGCGCATCTGCTCACCACACTCCGACTGTCATAATCGGAGGGTAAGTAGTAAGTGAACGCGCCCCTGAACCAACGCTGCTGAGACACCTCGCGGTGCATCATCAGCCTTGCGCCCTGCACAGCCATCGTAGATCCTGATGTCGGAGCCCATGGTTGGGCATTCACCGACACTATGACATCAGATGTCTGCGTGGTGTTTGGGAAGTAGTGCGAACGGCGAACAACCTTTCCTGCGTCACGTTCATACTGTGCTAGGACAGCATCAGCGTGGACGACTGCATCCGAAAGTTGACGGATGTCGTTAAGGAGAGGCAACCACCCGAAGTGAATATTGAGGTACTCCGAGCCGGCCTTTTGGGCCAGCTTTGTCCGCTTCGACCAGGCTTGAGAACCTGGAAGATGCGGGAGTCCCTCACGGTAAAATTCACCGAAGGCAGTTGTCGCCTGCGCCACTTTGTTATCGGGCTTCACGAGAGCAACAGCAGTCGCACCTATTTTGTCTAGTGCACCATTGGTGCTAGACAGGGCAGGTGGCCATGCTACGCCCCCGGAAATGCCTGGAGGTCGCGCCGCGAGGTACGGTCCGTGGTAACGGACGTTCCGAAACGGCGCTTTTCCATCTCCGAAAATTGACAATTTTCGGGTGATGGTCTTGGCTTTAACACTCGATGCTATGTACTGCTTTTGAGTGAAAAAGTCACCTCCCACATCCGAGAGGTCCCCCTTTGACGGGGGGAACGGATGTCCTTCCGACACAGTAACCTGTGTCCCTGCGGTTTCCCACGTCTGAGAGTTATCCGTTATCGGAAAATCCGTGTTCCACTCCTGGAACCGAGCGCGACCAGATGACACATTGATCGCCCTCTTTCGGGTTGTAACTACAGACATGGTTGCACCGCAGGCAAACGAGCTCCCTCTGGATTGACAAGTACACATCTGTTAAGATGCGGGTGTTTGTTGCACTGCGCGTGGCGTCCCCTTGCGGGGGGCG